ATTCTCATTTTCCCAGACAGAAAAAGCGGCACCCGCCTCTCTCTTCAGAAAGACGGGTACCGCAGAAATGGCTTAAACTCGGGCTTTTCCGGCCCTTCTTCAATTTGCCCTCGTTAGTAGAGTCACTGTCTCGACGTGCCTTGGGACGTGCCGATTGATGTCAACGGTTGCCAATTTTTACAGTATAGAACTTGTCTACAAAAACCGCTATGAGGGAATTTGTCAAAGGCAATATACAGGTTGCTAAACTGTGAAAATCTTCTTCATTTTGACTTCTCCTCTTTGACCCTTTCTCTATATTCATCCCGGATAAGCGCATACGATATAAAGTTCTCTATGACCGCCATTACATCCGGCTCGTCCAAATTCCAGAGATGATCACATAAAAGCGTTCCGAGATTAAATCGCTTGCCATCTATGATGCCTGGATACTTTTCTGAGACAAACTGACGTAACTCATCAATTTTGCCACTTCCAATTTTGCCTACTCCAATCCTACCGCTGTGATAGAAGGTGACCTCATTCCCAACAACCGTGACATTATCATCAACAGATAATTGTAGCGAATGGTGTGATGTTTCTTCTTTGTCTATCGCAACATTAATGGCTGTTTTTCGTACGTTCTGATTGCTCCAAGTGACATAGGGACTGAAGCCTATCGATACAAATTCCGCATTTCCATTGTACTCAATAAGAAACGAACGGTATGCTCCATAAAATTGTCCACCGGAAGCATTGCCATACGACAAAAGTCGCACACCATAGTCTTCAATCAGTTTGAAGATTTTGTACTGCTTTACTGGCAATCTATGATCCGGGTACAGAAGACACTCCCAAAGATTAACAGATGGTGTCAGCAATTTATTAGGCGTAGATTCTCCCATATCCGCTTCAAGATAAGCATCCGGATGCTCATAAATTTCTTTAAGCGTAAGCCTGGGTCGTGGCACTGTTTGAGGAATCTCCTGATACTCCTTCTTCAGCATTTGCAGATACTTCGGGAACTCTGCAATTTCAACATAATGGCCCGCCTCTGAATCATAATAAAACAGAAAAGTATATGATCCGTTTGTAAGCATGCAGTAATCGCAGCCAAGCCTGTTAGCGTAGCTGACGATCTGATTTTCCTGTTTTTCTCCTATAAACACGCCGGGAGCCTTACACTCAATAATGGCAAGCGGATAATATGCCTGCTCCTCCTCAGAATAGCGGTTTACGATTATATCGGCTCTGTCCTTTGTATTGACTCCGTATTGTGATAAACGTTCCTCGACCCGAATCATGGTGTGGGGAATATCAAGTTCGTCAAGTAGGTATGATACCACTTGCTGACGAATCGTTTCTTCTGGGGTTATCTGTATCAGTTTTTCTCTTATGGGATCAAGGTAGCACTGCTTACCATTCCTCATATATATCGGAGGCAACTTGGTCTTGCTAAAATCAATCCTCAACGTTTGCCACCTCTCGTTTCACATAGGTCAGTTCCACATCGTACCCAAGCGCCTCCATGATGGAAACGAAGGTCTTGTTCACGACCTTATCACCGCCATTGATCACACGGCTGACATAGGATGCTGAAGTGCCGACTTCCTCGGCCACCTTTGCCTGTGTTGTATTACCCTCGATGCACTTCACCTTGACATCAAGTTCTATATTATTTCTCAGCATGATATTCCTCCGAAGTACGGTTCATAAGTTTCACGAATCGTTAAATTTATTTTAACACAGAATTATAAACATTTCTACCCCTGCCACGAAAAAAGCACCCCGCCGAAACGAGGTGCATGCATATGTGCCTGTTCTGTTATGCGTCTACATCTATCTTAAGACCGGATTTAAACTCCACGGTAAGTTTCTCATCGTAAACCGTAATCTTCTCGATCAGCCTTCTGACCAGTGCTTCAGAGTATTCGGTGATCGCCTGTGTCTGTTCATCGAGAAATGAAATCATGTCATTGACCTGATCGATCGCGCCTTGCCTTGCTGCTGCATCCGCAAGGATCGCCTGTCGTTCCTCCCGGAGGGTAATGATGGCATCTCCAATCTCATCGATTTTCGTCTGGTCATTTCCGGCATTCAGAAGTTCTGTCTGCTTGACCTTGATCTCTTTATCAACCTCGGCAAGCTGTCCTTCCGTATCTCCGCTAAGTTCCATCTGAATGTTCTGCTTGAGGACTGTGAGTACTCTGTCCTTTTTTGACCAGGCATCGTTTATGGCTGTGACCACCGCCACCTGCAGTTCTTCCTCACGGATCGTTCTTGCCGGGCAGTCTATTCCGCTCTTTTTCTTTTCCACCCGGCTGACACAGCGCCAGACCGTTGACTTGCAGCCGTGGTTGTTCCATTTTATTCTGCGGTAGATGTCTCCGCAGTGAGCGCATACCACCAGGCTCGATAAGGCGTATTTTGCGCTGTAGATCCTGCGTCTGCCGTCTGTATTGATGTTCGCCCTTCTTACAATCTCCGCCTGGACTCGCAGGAAAATATCCCGGTCAATGATTGCCTCGTGGCTGCCTTCCACGTAGTACTTAGGTGCAATGCCGTTATTGGCAACACGCTTCTTTTCAAGGGTGTTGACCGTATAAGTCTTCTGCAGGAGTGCATCCCCGATGTATTTTTCGTTTGTGAGGATCTGCTTGATGTTGCTTTCCCACCATTTTCCGTTCCCGGCGCCGTTCAAAATGCCATCATTCTCAAGCCCTGTCTTTATTTGCAGAAAACTTCTGCCATCCAGATATTCGGCATAGATTCGTTTTACGACCTCTGCCTCCTCCGGGACAATAATCAGCTTTCCTTCCTTGTCCTTGGTGTATCCGAGGAACCGATTGTGGTTGACCTGGACTTTGCCCTGCTGATTTCTGAATTGAAGACCGAGCCGTACATTTGCCGAAAGCGACTCTGATTCCTGCTGCGCCAGCGCCGCCATGATGGTCATGAGAACTTCGCCCTTGGCATCCAAGGTGTTTATGTTCTCTTTTTCAAAGAAAACGGCAATGTTAAGCCCCTTCAGTTCCCGAGTATATTTCAGGCAATCCACGGTGTTTCGGGAGAAGCGGCTAATCGACTTGGTGAGTATCAGGTCGATCTTTCCGTCCCTGGCATCCTGTATCATGCGATTAAATGCCTCGCGCTTGGCTGTGTTGGTTGCACTGATCCCATCGTCAGCGTACACTTCGACCAGTTCCCATTCCGGCTTGGAGAGGATATAGGAAGTGTAATGCTCCACCTGTACCTCGTAGCTTGATTCCTGCTCTTCGAACTCAGTGGAAACACGGCAGTAGGCCGCCACTCTTGTTTTCTGCGCTTTCTCGGTTTTCTTCTGTGTCCCGACCGTACGTCTTGCCGGGATAACCGTAATGTTCTGTGCAAGTGCCATTAACTGCTCACCTCATTTCTGACCAGCCCGTAGGCGAATTCCACCTGTTTGACCGGATCATCGTATTTCCTCGGAATCTCCGGCATGGAGAAAGAATCGTAGTACTTCGCCTGTGGCAATGGCTTCGTTTGTCTACAGTCTCTGCCGAGCGCTACTTCACGGCGTTTACGTTCCTCCTCTGCGGCATCAAAGGTCTCTTTATCGATGATCGTCGGGTAGCTATCGCTGCCGAGGTACTTCTTGTTCTGCAGGATATTTTTTACACCACTGTGCTTAAGCGGCAGACCAGCAGCCTTCGCAGCCGCTTTATAGGAACCGCCAATTAAATACACAGCGTACATGAGTTTTATCAGTTCTGCTTCTTCCTCGTTTATGACGATTTTTCCTTCGACCACGTCATATCCGAATGGTGTGTGCTTCATTCTAATCCATCCTTTCCCGGAAGACGGGTCCGCATTTCATAGCAAACCCCACTTCTGTTTTACTGTACAGCACGATGTGGTCAACAAAGGCAGAAAACAGTTCATCGTCAAATTCTGTAATGTACTGTTCCTGTGCTGTGTACCGCATCAGGTCTGCAAGATTCTCTCTGCGTTTTTTATCTGCATCCGATGACTGCAGCTTTTTCTCTGCCAGGAGCTGCTCCTCCTTCTTCAGAAGAAGGTCGTTCTCCTCCTGATAAACAGCCGGGTCCAGAAGCCCTTTACTGAAGAACTGATGAATCTGCTGTCTGCGCTGCATGTTCTGTTCGAGAAGCATATCGATATTGTCAAGCCTTTCGAGCCGCGCCTTGGTGTGTCCCTGTCTCAGCATGACGGAATACGGTATCAGTATCTTGTCTCTTGCATATGTCAGCTTGTTCATCATAGTGACAAATGCGCCTCTCACAGGCTCCTCCGGTACTGAGGTCAATCCGCACACCGTTTTATCCTTGATATGGGTCTGACAGGAGAATCCGAAATAGTTGTACAGTTTTGTTCTCTTGCACTTGCCGCCGCACTGTCCGCAGACGATCTTGCCGGAGTACACATACCTTTTCTTGTATTTTTCCCGATCATCCCGGTTTCCTTTTTCACTGGCGTTCAGATCCAGAATCGCATTTGCAGCTTCATGCTGCTCCCGGCTGATAATCGCCTCGTGGTGATCCTTGAAATAATACTGTGTTCTTTCGCCGTTATTTTCATGCCGGATGAAGCGGTCATCCGTGTAGGTCTTCTGACAGAGAACATCGCCCTTGTACTTCTCATTTCGAATCATCTGGGCAATGACTCCGCTTGTCCATTTGCTGCCTCTTTTCGTCTGAACCCCCGCTTCGTTCAGTTCTTTCGCAATTGCACTTGAGGACTTTCCTGCAAGAAGTTCATCGAAAACAAATCGGACAATATCAGCCTGCTCTTTATTGATGACCATCTTGCCGTCAATGTTGTCATAGCCGTAAGGCGGATATGAAATCTTGAAGGTTCCGTTCTGGAATCTTTTCTGCATACTCCACTTGGTGTTCTCTGCTATGGAGTGGGATTCGCTCTCTGCCAGGCTTGAAAGAATGGAGAGCAGAAGCTCGCCCTCCATCTTGCCCGTGTCGATATTTTCTTTCTCGAAAAAGATGTAGATGCCCTTCTCACAGAGTTTTCTGACCGTTTCAATGCTGTCTACCGTGTTGCGGGAAAAGCGGCTGATGGACTTCACGATAATGTAGTCAATCAGCCCTCGGTCGCAATCATCCAGCATGCGGAGCAGACCGTCACGCTTGGCCATTGAAGTGCCGCTCACACCTTCGTCATAATACAGTCCGGCATATTCCCAGTCCGGTCTTGCCTTGATGTAACGCTCATAATGGTTCTTCTGCGTTTCCAGGCTGACCAGCTGTTCATTGGAATCAGTGGATACCCTGGCGTAGGCTGCAACGCGCAGTTTCCGTTTGCTGTTGTCCTTCGCTGCCTCGATCTTTGTTATCCTTGCCATTGTCTCGCCTCCTTTCACTTGGGGTAGTATATACATCACTCTAAAGCCCCTAAATAGCAAGCTATTTGTCGATAATTTTCGATAAGAACGGAGAGAAAGATCGGCGGTTTCTCGCCATAATTCTGGTGAATTCGTCAACCGTTATAAACCCCTCATCGAGCAGTTTCCGGGTCAGCTGTTCTGCCAGCAGATAGTCATATTCGTTCTGCATTTCCTCATTGGTCGGCTTCGGTACATCCGCCGGATTCACTTTGCCGTCTATCGTCTGTATTACCTGCATAGAAAACACCTCCTACCAGGTAGCCCCGGCGGGAGGTGAAATCTGACGGTTTGAGAGAATTTATCAATCTTTTCTGTAGAAGTCACAGACATATCCATCTGCCCGGAGGATCAGCCCGTTCGCCCAAGGAGGGACACGCGCCATCTGCTCACACAGGACGTCAAGGCTCATCTTCGGGTTAGCCTCGATGATCAGTTCGTCATGCACATGGGCAACGATGCTGCAGCACCGGAGCGTCTTCATGGCATACATCAGAATATCTCTCGATGTGGCCTGCACAATGTTCTCCACGAACTTGGGACCATAGCTTTCGATCCGTTCCCATTTCTTTGTGCCGCCGACACCTTCATAGGTAACGGACGCGCCGCCGAAACGGTTCTCTCCGATACGTGGTTTTACATAGGCAAGTGTGCGGCCGGAAGGGAGGAGGATGAAGAGCATCCCGCTCTGATAATAGAACTTCACACCTTTTACCATCTGCGGCTGTTTCTCTTTTATAACTTTCTTTACAGCCGTATCCACATCCCACCAGAAGCGGACGATATGAGGATTGGACTGCCTCCATGCATTTACAAGCGGCTGCAGTTCCTCCTCGGCAAGACCCATCTCAAGAGCGCCCATTGCTTTGAGCGCCCCGACTGATCCGCCGTACCCGAGAGCCAGTTCTGCGATTTTTCCTTTCTGCCGGAGATGCCCATTCACGCCATGCTTCTCAACAGGCACCTTAAACATCTGACTTGCGGATGCACAGTAGATATCGCCGCCGTCCTTAAAGACCTGTGTCCGCCAGTCCTCTCCGGCAAACCAGGCGATAACCCTTGCCTCGATAGCTGAGAAGTCCGCTACATAGAACTTCTGCCCGTCAGCCGGGATGAACGCCGTCCGTATCAGCTGTGAAAGCGTATCGGGGATATCCTCATAAAGCATATCCAGAGCGTCCATGTCACCGCTTCGGACAAGACTCCGTGCCTGCTCCAGATCCGGCACATGATTTTGCGGAAGATTCTGCAACTGGACAAGCCTTCCGGCAAACCGACCTGTCCGGTTGGCACCGTAGAACTGGAACATTCCTCTGCACCTGTTATCCAGGCAGGCAGCATTCTGCATCGCCTGATATTTTTTCACTGATGATTTGGCAAGCTGCTGCCGGAGAGACAGTGCCTCCGATACCTCGCCATCCGTTTCTTCGATCAGGGCAGCCACAGTTTTTTTGCCGAGCGTATCTGTTTCCAGACCGTTATCCGAAAGCCAGGACTTCATCTGCACCACGCTGTTCGGATTATCAAGCTCGGTGATATCCTTCATGGCTGCCGTGAGCCTTTTCCGGGACAGTTCATCTATGGCGATTGCCTGCTCCACAAACGGCATATCCACACGGATGCCCCTGTCGTTGATCTCCTGGTCGATGTGGTATTCATCCCATATCTCATCCGGCACAGGAAACTTTGACAGCTTCTGCTGTATCTGCATTTCCGTCTCCACGTCACGGATGTTATACGACTTGTACCTCTGCCATTTTTCTGTATCATGCTCCGGCAGATTCCTTGTACGTCCGCCGTTAGACTTGGTCGGATTGCACGGCACAGAGAAATACCGGATTAGGTCTTTTCCTTCAGTCAGCTTCTGCTTTTCAAGCCCCAGCACCGCACCGACCCCTTCCAGGGATAGAGGAAGACCCATATACGCAGACCAGACCATCGAACACCGCCAGGACGCAGGATTCAGAAACCTCGCGCATCCCCTTGAGAGCGGATGGTTGTCATGGAACGGATCAAGGCTGATACCCATATCCGCGAGATACCTGGACAAGCAGACACGCTCAAACTGCGCATTGAACGCCCATTTGGTCACATTATCGTCTGTCAGGGCATCCAGGATAACTTCCGGGATTTTCTCGCCACAGGCAAGGTCAATGGTCTGCACCTCACCGCCATCAATACTGTACCCGAACAGCAGAATCTCAAAATCAGGGCTTTCCGCGTATTTATACACACCGCATTTCGGAAGGCTGACGGAGGAATATGTCTCGATATCAATTTCAATGTTATTCATAAAGCCTCCTTATAAAACCAGGCGGCAAGGTTGCCCCCCGCCGCCCGGACACTGTTACTCTTCGGACTTGCTTTCTGCTTCTTCCTGCTGTCTGCGTTTCTTTTCCTTATGGTCATCGATCTTGAAACGGATGATGGTAATGATACCGCTGATGTAAAGACCGATCACTGCGCCGAAGCAGATGGCAAGTTCCATTTCCTGAAAATGTGTCATAGGTCACGCCCTCCTTATGCCAGGAAATCATCGTCATCGAGGGTAGCGAAATCGTCCGCAGCGTTCGTTCTGCCGCCGAGAGGCTCCCCGTCACGCACCTTCTGGATGTTGCCAAGACCGCAGGCGATACCTTTATTGCCGTTGGAGTTGAAGGCATAGAAGTTCAGAGACACTCTCGCATAGCAGCCGGAGTAGACTTCGCTCCTGTCGAGGATCGGCTTG